ACAAGGTCGTCGGTATCGTTGTCTTCATAAACCTTCATGGATACATTGTAATTGGTGTTGAGGACGTAATCTTTCATGCGATAAATGAAGGCAAATACGTCGGTCTTTGTCAGAGTTGCTGCAAAGTCCGGCAGATAATCGCAGAGTACTACGTTGCGGCCCATCAGGACACGTTCCGGGACACCATTGATGCCAGCATTGACGCGGGCAATCGGCTGGCCGGCAGAGTCAGTCATGGCCATGAACTGCATGAAGGTGCCCTTGGTCATAACCCATACAGCGCCAGCTTCATAGGCCTGCGGCACCTTGGCTTCTGCATCGGTAATGGTATCAAGGCCAAGCTTAGTAACGTTAATGGTAGAGCCCTTAGTGGTATCTTTGATGATGCCGGTCGGCTGCCCGGAGCCAGTACCCTTAATGATGGCTTCTTCCAGTGCAACGGCCATAGCTTCTGCAATGTTGGAGACGATAGTATCTTCAAATGCAGACATGGTCATGTATTCCGATTCCAGAGTTACAGCGACAGCACAGCGCAGCTTGAAGTGGCTGTAAGTAACCGTACCAAGCGTCTTTTTCTGTTTGTCAGAAGTAGCGCCTTCTGCTACCCACGTTGCTACCGGCTTAACATCGGCAGTCGGAATGGCCAGGCCGGACTTATAAGCAGTACGAGTTACCAGCGGCAGGATGTTGCCATAGGTGCGCAGCTTTTCAATGACACGGTTGAGAGTAGTCGGCGGGATCAGTGCGCCCGCATCAGTCGTAGTAGTTGCTGCGCGGAATTCAGCCGGGATGGCAATGCCACGTACAACATAGTCCATGAAGGCCTTACGGTATTCATCGGAGTCAAGGCCCTTGGCAGTTTCATTGGCCTTCGGCTTCTGGCGGCCATGTACGCCTTCCGGATCGTTTCCCAGATTGATGCCTTCGGCAATCTTTTCACGTTCTTCAATTTCTTTCTGTTCAGCATCCAGCTTTCTCAGTTCTTCCTGGAGTGCTTTCAAGTCAACCTTACCGTCACCCTGGAGCGCGGCTCTGATTTCTTCTTTACGGCTTCTGATTTCAAAAAGTCTCTTATTCATAGTTGTCTCCTTTTCTCATAAATACGTTTCAGCAATCAGTTTCTCACGGAGTTCATGCTCCTGTTCGCGATGCTTCAATTCTTCAATAATGCCGTCATGGTCACGGGCGGCAATGTTGGTGCCATCGTAAGCCGGAAAATCTACCGGGCTGGCATCCACAATCATGTCAATGTGCTTGATGGTCCTGGTCTGTTCTTTGGCCGCAGAATCATTTTCCCAATCATCCTTATCTACCGTGAAGGCAAAGGACATCTTATTGATATCCCCTCGCTTAATCAGCTGATAGATATCCTTGCCGGCAGTTGTCGGTGCGATGTCGGCCTCTACTTTGATTCCCCGTTCATCCGCTGCAATTTTCATGGAACCATTGGACGTGCGCGCCAGGATAAGTGCCGCATCAGAGTGGTTATATCTAAGAATTACGTCACTCATATCCGTATTGGCATCGACAGCATTTCTGTCAATGACTTCGTAGTACTTTGTTCCACTGTATGGTGACTCCCACAGCAGCGTTTTTTCATTGAACACGGCTGCATAGCCTTCAACATGGAGGCCTTCCCCTCCGCCTTCCTGGTCGGCAGCTCTCAGCGTCAGCCGTCTGCACTCAATCGTCTTCTCCATCCCCATCACCTCCTTCCGATGTGCCATTATCGTTGTCATCCTTACCAGTCTGGTAAAGAGACTGGTCCTTTGCCTTTACGTAGTTCAGCGATACCACAATTTCCTCGCCTTCCGTGCCAGGCAGTCCAGCGTACCCGAATAACTCACGGATTTCATTACGCTTGATAGCGCCGGCAGGAATCATAGCCTCTGCAATCTTTACCTTCGATGCCGTACTCATGTATGCCAGGCGGTTGGCTTCAAACACGACTTCATTCCCAAAGCCGCGATCCTTCTGGGTGAAGAGCTTCTCTGTAAATTCCTGAGACAGTTTAATAGCAATCGGCGCGATGACGCTTTCATAGAAGGCCTGGTATTCTTCTTCTGTAAATTTGCCGGAGACGATTTTCTCATTGACTCCAAAATATTTGTAGAGATTGTCACGGGCAAAGGTCATCTGACTGGCGTCAAACGTCTGGGTATCGGTGGTAAGCTGCTGAAACTTCCCACGATTATCCAATGATCCGATGCCGCTGCCATTGGAAGGGCCGGCAAAGGAATCAACAAATTTCTGCCACATGGCTTCCTGGTCCTCCGGACGGACCGTACCAGTCCACTGGATGACGCCACGGAGTTTGCTGAAATTCTTGACCACGTTAATGATGGCCGTCTTAACGGATTTCAGCAGGTTGATGTCTTCCGTGAGAATCTGCCCTTCCGGGTCGCCAAAAACTTCATCGCGGTTGTAGTGCCTCCGGATATGAATCAGTTCATCATACGGGACTGTGGCCTGTTCCCCGCTGCCAAAGGTAAACTTACAGTACAGATTCCCTTTGCGATCCTCGAACAGTTCCAGATTATTGAAGTTCAATGGCCATAAAGCGGTAATATCCCCGAATTGATTCCGCTGGATATAGACGAACAGGTTATTGTAGCAGTAATACTGGGCAACAATCTTCTCGATAAACTCCGATGTCGTCATCAATGGGTTAGGGCGGATAGATAAGATGTATTGCAGCTTATCATCTGCATTTTTTACGATATTTCCGTCCCTCCTGATAATGTGCTTCGGATGCAGCTTCCCCGCGTGGCGGGCAATGGTGTCGATGCAGTTCCGCCCGGTGGCCGTATCGTAGACATTCCCATCAAATGGAACGTAGTCGTTGGAGTAGCCATCAAGCAGCTTTGCCCTGGTCAACCCGTCATGCCTGAACAGCCGCCCGAAAATGGTCTGCATCATACTTCTGAGTTCCAAGTCTTCACCCCCTTTCAAATAAGGTTCATGTAGTCTTCTTTGTTCTGCTCCAACGCTGTATAAGCATCAAGCAAAGAGGCAAAACCATCAATACGTTTTCTCGGGTTTGATGTTTTGCAAGGCTGAATGTTGTCATTACGGTCTACATCGACGGCCACATTCGTCATGCACCATTTCAAGATTGGATTGTTATCATAAATAATCCGTTTGGCGGCCAAATCGGCTGCCAGATTCTTCATTGGCCCGGACAGCGTCTGCTTGCCTTGTGCTACAGGAACCATCACGTCATCGCCGAACCGCTCTTTCATGCTCTGCACCAGGTATGCTGCACTCCATCGGTCGTAGCCGCACTTAAACAAATAGATATCATCCTGCTCCATTTCATCAACGAACCATTGCAGGATGAGCCGGTAATCATTGCGGAACCCCGGTGATGTCCGGAGCCAGCCTTTTTTCTTCCAGATGTCATAAGGGACCTGGTCTTCATGCACGCGCTTTTCCAGTAAATCCTCTGGAATCCAGTACATTTGCTTGATATAGATGTTCGGATCATCACGGACGAAAAAAAGCATCGTAGCGCAGGTCAGGTCCGTTGTTTCGGACAAATCAAAACCACCTATTCCATACTTAGGCTTGAGAGCCTTCATGTCATAGGTGGTTTCATTGTTTAGCTGGTCAAACGTAAAGAATGCTTCCCCGCTGGTTTCGCGGATATTGAAGTCCTTGCACAGCAAGTTCTTGACCCTGAGCGCGTCATGCTGCGCCTGGTATACCTTCTGTGCCAGTGTCTGGGTATTCTTGATGCTCCCCAGTCCCGGGTTGGCTTTTGCCCAGCATGTAGGGTCTGTCCACTCTTCCCGCTTATCGAGTTCATAGACGATAGGTAGGATGGTTTCATCCTTATAGCCTGCCGGGTCATCATACCCGTTGATGATGCGTTCGCATTCATCATATTTC